CTCGGCACACGCACGGGCGGCCTCGTTCGCTTGCCGAAGAAATTCCGGGGCGAGGCGGAGATCGTCCAGCAACTCGAGGTCGGCCACGAGTCGGTGCGCTCCGTCTTCGACGAGATGTTCCCGCCGACCGAGCTAGCCAATTTCCTCGCCGACGGGATCCTCCTCGGCGTCGCCGTCGGCATCCTCGAGCCCGTCGAGGGACGCGACTACCCCGTCTTCGTTCGCCTCGAACCGGAGAACCTGCGCTATCGGTGGAACGAGGGGCGCTGGTACTACGTCTCAATCGTCGGCCTGATCCCCATCGATCCCGGCCAGGGACGCTGGGTGCTTCATCTCCCCGGCGGACGCGTCGCGCCGTGGCAGAACGGACTATGGCGCGCGATCGGTCAGTCGTGGATCGACAAGCAGCACGCGCGGCTCTACAAATCGAACTGGGAGGCGACACTCGCCAACCCCGCGCGCGTCGCCGTCGCACCGCAAGGTGCCGCCGAGAAACAGAAGCAGTCTTGGTTCCGCGCCGTCATGGCGTGGCGAATCAACAGCGTCTTCGGCCTCACACCCGGCTACGACGTCAAGCTGCTCGAGTCGAATGGCCGCGGCTGGGAGTGCTTCACGAAGACAATCGAGATCTCGAACCGCGACATGGTGATCGCGCTCTCGGGGAGCACGGTCCTCGTCGACGGAGGGACGGGGTTCGCGAACGCGGACGTCCACGCCGCGATCCGGCACGACCTCATCAAGGGCGATGCCGAAGGGCTCGCATACACCCTCAACACGCAGGGGATCCCCCCGTGGGTCGTCGACCGATGGGGAGAGGCCGGGCTCGAGCATTCGGCGCTCGTAGAATGGGACGTAACCCCGCCGGAGGATCGCTCGAAGGAAGCGACCGCGATGGGCCAGGTCGCCAACGCGATCACCGCGATGAAGGCAGCGCTCGAAGGGACGGGCGTCGAGCTCGATGTCAGCGCCGTCACGGTGAAGTACGCGATCCCGGTGACAGCGGTCGCCGTCGGGGAACCCGTGCTCGCGGACAATAGCGATGGTGCGATCGACGTAGACGTCGAGGACGACGCCGAGCAGGAGGCCGCGTGAAGCGCGCGCGGTTCATGCCCACGGGGCTCGTCGCGATCACCGCGGACGGGTGGGGCGCGGACTTCGAGGTCGTCATGGGTCCGAGCGAGCCCTTTGAGGTCCACGGCGACTACGCGGTCGTTTCGGTCTGCGGGCCCCTGATGCAGCACAAGACGTTTTGCTGGGATTCGTACGAGGCGATCGCCGAACGCGTAGACGCCGCGCTCGCCTCCGATCGCCCCGCACTCATGCTGAAGCTCAGTTCGCCCGGTGGCCAAGTCGCCGGGGTGTTCGAACTCGCCGGCGCGATCCGCACACGCGCCAAGAGCAAGGGCAAGGCGGTCTTCGCGTACGTCGATGGCGTCGCAGCATCAGCCGCGTACGCGCTCGCGTGCGCTGCGGACCGGATCTACGTCCCCGCGACAGGCATCGTAGGCTCGATCGGATGCCTGCAGGTCACGGTCGATCAGACCGCGTTCGACCGGGCGAGCGGGTTCGGCTTCGAGCTCATCGCGTCGGGCTCGCGCAAGACGGACGGCAACCCGCACGTCTCGATGAGCGACGAGGCTCGAGCGGCGATCCTGTCCGGGGTCAATGACATGGCCGCGACGTTCTTCGCCTTCGTCGACGCCGCCCGTCCCGGTGCCGGATCGGCGGGATTGGATGCGGCGCTCTTCGTCGGGCAGAAGGCCGTCGACGCGAACCTCGCAGATGAAGTGAAGACGTTTGCGGAGCTCGTCGCGGGCGAGACGCGAACCACAACCGCCGCCATGACCGCGGCAACGGAGAATGCCGTGGATGAAGATGAAGTGAAGGAGGCGCTCAAGGCGATTGCCGAGGGCAAGGACGAGAAGGCGGCAGCACGCGCAAAGAAGGCGCTCGCGGCCTACGAGCCCGACGGCGACAAGGACAAGGACAAGGACAAGACGGACGCGAAAGCGGAGTCCGAGGACAAGTCCGACGAGGAGGACAAGGAGAAGGACGCGAAGGCTGCAGCCTCGACCACGACCTCCGCGGCCCTCAACCCTCACCTCAACATCCTCGCCACGGTGCAGTCGCTCACCGCGTGGAAGGAAGCGCAGGAGGAGAAGATCGAGCGCACCGAGCTCATGGCCTCCCGGCCGGACTTCGCGAAGGACGTCGTCGCCTTCCTCGAGCGGCAGCCTCTCGGCGTCGTGCGCGACGCGGTGAAGTCGCTCCCTCGCGGCACGACCGCCAAGGGTCAAGTGGCCGCGGCGCGCGCGGCCATTGGGGTGACGCCGACCATCGCGCAGCCAGGCGTCGAGAGCCGGCTTCCTCCCGACGAGGCGCTCGCCCTCGATCGTCAGATGGGACTCGCGCCCCCCGAAGCGGCCATCCGCAACGAAGGGACGAAGCAGATCCTCGGAGTCATGACGCCTGCGCAAGCGCGGGCTGAGATCGCTCGCCGTGCTGCGGTGAGTGGAAAGGCGGCAGCCAAGTGACAGCACTCGCCGGAAACCGCGCGCCGAACGAGGTGCGCTGGAAGTACAAGATCTTCACCCTCGCATCCGGGCAGGTCGCCTACCAAGGCGCCGAGCTCGGATACAACCGCTCGACGAACAAGGTCTCCAAGATCACGTCGGGCGCGACCACCCTCATCCCCGTCGGGACCGCGGTCGACAAGGTCGATGCGACCTCGGCCGATCAGGACGTCAACGTCGATCTAGGCAGCGAGCTGACGCTCTTCTGGTGTCCGAACGCGACCGGCGGCGACGCCGTGGCCTCGACAGACGTCCTGAAGGACGTGTACTGGACCGACGACCAAACGGTCACCATCACCTCGACGCTCGGTCCGCTCGCTGGGCGCGTGTGGGCGGTCGATTCGACGAAAGGCGTCCTCGTCGAGATGATCCGCCCGCGCATCGGCGTGGACGCGGACTCGGACATCAGCGCGACGCTCGCCGCGCCGGCGTTCGCCTCGAACGACTCGGTACCGACGGACATCACCGCCGGAGCGATCTACTCGATCCCGTCAACCGGCGCGGCGTCCACCGTCACGCTCCCCGCCGCCGCCGCCGACGGCACCGTGGCGTACTTCGTCGCCGACGGGTCCGCGAACGGGCACACGGTCCAGTACCGTGACGCCACCGGTCCCGCCAACCTGACCACCGCGCTCACCGCGTCGAAGCGACACCTCGTCGTCGTCACGAAGACGGGCGGCAAGTGGTTCGCAAACGCCTACGTGAGTCCGTGAGGAGGACCCAGCCATGCCCGCATTGACTCCGTCATTCGTGTTCGATCTGGAATCCCGCATGCGGATGATCCAGGAGAACGAGTATCTCCGCCTCACGAGCCAGCTGTGGTGGCCGGCATGCACGAAGGTGCTGCCGACGCAGTCGCGCCGCGAGATCGTGACGTGGGTGCTCAACACCGCGCAGCTCGAAGATCAGGGGCAAGGCGGAAACATCGCCTTCGACAACATGACGATCCTCGAGACCGAGTACGCCCCGAAGACCGCCGGCAAGGGCCTGAAGCTCCGTCGGCAGCAATTCGAGGATCTCGACGGAAATGGCGTCCAGCTTGCGACCGATTGGTCAGTGCAGATGGGGGCGCAACAAGCGTATTGGCCGCAGAAACAGGTCGCGACGCTCCTCAAGAACGGGGCGCTGTCGACGTCGAAGTCCTACGACGGGGAGGTGTTCTTCTCCGCCTCGCACCCGAACAACGGACAGAACACGGCGAACGGCACCTTTGCGAACCTTCTCACGGGGGGGACCGCGGCGCCGATCGACACGAGCGTGACGGCGGACGTCGCACTCAACAATCTCGGGAAGGTGTTCGGGGCGGTCGCGAGCCTCAAGATGCCGAATGGATCGGACCCCCGGCGCCTGCGGCCGTCCGCGATCCTCTGCTCGCCGGTCCTTTACCCGCGTGCGGTCCAACTCACCAACGCCCGACTCCTCGCGCAAGCGGCGGCGACCGGCGGCGGTGGCGCGGACGTCGAGGCCATCATCCGCGCTCTCGGGTACGGGCAGCCGATCTGCTGCGACGAACTCGCCGGATTCGAAAGCGATACGACGTACTTCGTCGTGTGCGATGCGATGGCCTCATCTCAGATGGGCGCCATCGTCTACGTCGACCGTGAGCCCTTCTCGGTCCGGTACTACACCGGCCGCGGTGGAGGGACGGGGGTGGACGCCGTCCTCGACCGCGCCGACGAGCTCGAATGGCACACGAGCGGCCGAAACGCCGTCGGCTACGGCCACCCTTACGGCATCTTCAAGGTCAAGGCAGCCTGACCCCCTACGGCCCATAACGGCCGCTCCTCACCCCTGTAAGTCGCCTCACCCCGACGGTCCACGCGCTCTCCCGGCGTGGGCCCCGGGGTCGGCCTATTGAAAGCATGCCCCTCGCCGGAAGCCTCCTCGACCTCGACGAATTCGCCGCGCGCACCATCGCGCCGGCGAGCATGGTCATGGGGGACTTCTTCGATCCTACGGGGGCGTGGACGGACGCGACGCTCATCGCGAAGCGCACGGCACACCGCACCTTCGTCCAGACGCAACTCATCATCGGGACGAGCAGGATCTACGCGCGGCTCCGCAAGCGGTACGCGGTGCCGTTCGTCGCTCCCGTCCCGGAGATCGCATGCGGCTGGCTTGTCGCGCTCGTGACGCCCATGGTGTATCGGCGTCGAGGGATTGATCCCTCGGACGAGCAGATCGAATCCCTCGACGCCGCGGCTGCGCAAGCCCTCGACGAGCTGAAGGAGGCCGCGGACTCGGAGGTCGGCCTCTACGATCTCCCCCTCCTCTCGACGGCCAAGGGTGGCGATGACGGCCCCACGCTCGGCGGGCCCTTCGGATACAGCGAGGCCTCACCGTACACGTGGACGGATCGGCAAGCCGAGGCGGTGAAGGACGAGAGAAGCCGATGAGCGGCCACGCTGAACTCGAGGCGTTCATCGCCGGCGTCGAGAGCCTGCGACGGCTCAACGAGCGCACTGCGAAGGCGGCTGAAGCCGACATCCTCGCCGAGGTACGCAAGACGGCAGCGGCTGGACAGACGCCATCAGGAGATCCATGGCCTCCACTGGCCGACGGAGGCCAGCCACTCGCGGGGGCCGCGAAGGCCATCTCGTCGAGCGTGAAGGGCGCGCGTATCGATCTGAAGATCGGGCCGCCGTGGGTCTACCACCATCATGGCGCCGGAGGCTCGTCGCAGACGAAGGAAGCGAAGCGCCACCGTCAACGCGCCGCCGCAAGGCACGCAAAGGGCGGAACGAAGTCCAAGTTCCACGCCCCGAAGCGCCAGATCATCCCCGACCCCGGCGACCCGATCCCCCCTCCGATGAAGGCGGCCATCGTCGACGCCGCAACGCGCGTCTTCGAAAAGGCGGTCGGCTGATGTTCGTCCAGCTGGTCGACATCGTTCGCGCGCGCCTCGCCGATCGCGGCTTCACGGACGTGACCGTCGTCGATGGGATCGAGTCGCGCAACGACCAGACAAACTTTGGCGACGGGGGATCCGCGAACCGCGTCGCCTTCGTTCCCGCAGCCGATCCGCTCGAGATCCTCGCACCACGTTTCATCGGCGAGGGCGACGACGGCGAGTTCGGCGCGAAGCGGCAGCTCTTCAACGTCAACTTCGTCTTCGACGTCTTCTTCGCTGGCTACGTCCCGACCTCGGAGCGCGAACTCGACCACCGCCGCAGGTGCTTCGATCTCTGGGAGGTCGTCGCGCAGGAAGTCCAGCGCGCGTACTGGGGCGCCCACGAGTGGACGGGCGCGCGGTGGACCGACACCCGAAAGCAAGGGCGCTTCGGCGCCGAGCTCGCCGCCACGCTCGTCCTCAACATCCCAATCTTCGACACCTCGCTCACCATCGCGACCCCGGGGCCTGTACCCGGACTCCCGAAGCCAGTCACCTGAGGACCGCAAATGACCCCCGACATCCAGATCGCAAAAACCGATGGCAACTTGGGCGTGGTCTCCAACACGGAGCGGATCCTCGCGATCGTCGGTCCGGCATCGGCGGGAACGAGCAACGTGGCGGCGTCCTACGTCAACAAGGACGACGTGATCACGGCGTTCACCTCCGGGAAGCTGGTCGAGGCGTTGTCATACTGCATCGCGCAGGGTGTCCCGTGCGTCGGGATCAAGAGCGCGGCGACCACCGCAGCGGCGTACGGGACGATCGACCATAGCGGCGTCCTGGGGACCGCGACGGTCGCCGCAGGCAGCACGGCACCCGACAGCGACTTCGACGCGGTCGTCAAGATCACGACCGGCGGAGCCCTCGGCACGGCGGGGATCGTGTTTAGCTACTCGCTCGACGACGGGGGGAACTACTCGGTGCCGCAGGCGCTCGGGACGAGCCTCACGATGACGCTCGCGCGAGGCGTGAGCTTCACCCTCTCATCCTCAACGAGCACTCTTCTCGCTGGCGACGTCTTCAGGGTCTCGACGAAGGGGCCGAAGTCGACGACGGGGGACCTGGCTGCGGCGCTCACCGCCCTGAGCGACTACTCGGGCGAGTGGCTGCGCGTCCTCGTCCTCGCAGATGCGGACGACACGATCCTCGCCCAACTCGACACCTTCGTGAAGACGTTCCACACGCAGGGGAAGTATCCGGAGGCAATTACGTGCACACGAGCGCGGGATGTCGCTGGCGCGGAAGACCGAGCGACGTTCCAAGCGGCGATGGCGACCATCGCAGCAGGGGTGCAATCCGACGAGGTCTCGTGCTGCGTCGACGCGTGCGAGCTCGTGAGCGTGGTCAACGGGTGGCGTCTCCGGCAGCCTCCGTCGATCCCCTACGCCGCTCGCTTGATGCTGATCGACGACTCGCAGGACGCCGCGGCCAAGTCGGACGGGGCGTTGCCTGGCGTGTTCGTCGAGACGGCCGCAGGGCTCCGCAATTTCCATGACGAGCGCCGCTACCCGGGGCTCGACGTCCTCGGCTTCACCACGCTCCGCACGTGGGGTGGACGGCCGATCTCCCCTGGCGTCTACGTCAACAACCCGCGGCTGCTTTCCGGCGCGGGAAGCGACTACCGGTACTTCCAGCTGTCGGCGATCATCAATCGGATCATCGAGAGCGCCTACTCGCTTCTCCAGCCGCGTCTCTCGCAGACCATCCTCGTCGATCCGTCGAGCGGGAAGATCCGCGAGAGCGTGGCGAAGGGGATCGAGGACTCGATCTCCGCCGAGCTACGGACGCTCTACCAGGATCCGGCGCGCGTCTCCGGGATCCAATTCTCGCTGTCGCGGACAGATGATGTCCTCGGCACCGACACGCTCCACTTCTCGATCAACGCGGTCCCCCTCGCCTACGTGAAGCACTTCATCGGCAAGACCGGCCTCGTCCGCGTCCTCCCCACTGCCTGAGGTCACATGATCCCCACACTCATTCGCCTTAACGGCAAGATGTTCACCCGCAACTCCGTTGCGGTTCGGGTCAACGGCGTGTTCCGCATCACGGAGATTGACTCGATCGAGTGGTCCGACGAGATCCCTCACGAGCTTGTGAACGGCATGAACGACGGGGGACCGGCGCTTGGCAAGGCGCCGGGGCTCTACACGTGCTCCGCATCGCTCGGGATCTACGCCGACGCCGCCTCGAAGTTCGAGCTCGCCGTGATCGCCAGCTTCCCGCCCGCTCTCAACAACATCGCCGCGGCCACCTTCCAGCTGGCGCTCGTCATGAGCGAGGACGTGCGCGTGCGAAGCGTCATCCTGGTGAACTGCAACATCGTCGGTCGCCCCTCACGCACGGTCGGCAACGACGGGTCGGCGATCGTGATGCAATACGCCTTGCAGCCGACGCAAGTGATCGAAGACGGCAAGGCGCTCGTGAACCTCATCCCGGCCTTCTGACCATGAGCGATCTGACAAAAGAGGAGCTCGCGGAGATCGAATCGCTCGAGCGAGAGGACGCGGCGCGCCGCAAGGAAGAAGCGACCGCAGCGAAGCGCCAGCACCTCGAAGCGCTGCGCCTCACGAAGAAGCTCGGGGCGTCGAAGGGGCGGCCCGGACTCGACTTCGTCGTCGTCGAGACGAGGGTGGGCAACATCGCGCTGCGTCGTCCCATCGACATCGAGATCGACAAGATCAGTGACGCGAGCGAGCGGCCCGACCTCGAATCGCTCGCGATGTCGATCGTGCTCGACCCGACGCCCGCCGAGCTGCAAGTGCTCATGTCGCAACACCATGGCCTCGTCGGAGCGCTCATCTCGGAGGCGACGCGCCTGCTCAAGGTGTTGCGAGAGGAGGAGTCAAAAAAATAGACGACCTCGTGTTTCGGGCGCTCGAACACGAGGGGGTAGCAGCCGAGACCCTGTACCACCTGCTCGTGCCAGGGGACCGGCGCATGACGAGCGACCAGCGGATCCGAGCCTTCGCGGCGTGCGCCGTGGTGGCGCTGACCTTCAAGGCACAACGTAACGCAGCTGACGCGATGACCGCGCTGGCGAACAGCCTGAGGAGACACCGGTGAGCCAGGGTGAGGCGACATTCAGGGTGAACATCGACGGCAACGCCTCCGTTGCCTCGAAGGACATCGCCTCGTCTGCGCGGCTCGCCGCCAAGTCGATCGCTGCGTACGAGGACGAGGTCAAGGTCCTGTCCGCCGACCTCCGGCGACTCCGCGGCAACTCCGACGACGTCACCGCGGCGAAGTCGGCGCTGAAGAAGCGCATCGACGAGGCGAAGGCGTCGACGTCCCTCCTCACCGCGGCACTCGCGAAGCAGGGAACCACCTACGCCGCGGCCGCGGCCGCCGCAAAGAAGTACGGCGACGGCGTAGGCAAGCTCCCGAATCTCCGCAAGGGGATCGCAAAGGCAGCGACGGCCGCAGGCGGAGCGGTAGCGCCTGCGCTTGCGAAGGGCGCGAAGGCGCTGGCCCCGATCGGCAAGAAGCTCGGCGCCTTCGCCGCTCCGATCACGAAGGCCGTCGTGGACAAGCTCGCCCCCGCGGGGCGGTTCATTGCGAAATTCGGCGGTGGTGCCGCGAAGAGCCTCGGGAAGCTGGGGAAGGCCGCGAAGGAGGACGTCGGGAGCATCCTCCCCGCGATCGGCAAGGCCCTCGCCGCCTTCGGCCCGGAGATCGCGATCATCGCAGCCGGTGTCGCCGCGGCCGGTGGGGCCTTCGTCGCCGCCGCGATCGCGGTTGGTGCCTTCGGGCTCGCTGCCGCCGATGCAGCAGCGAAGGCGAGTCGGCAGAGGCAAGCCCTCGGGTGGAGCGCGAAGAGCGCCGAGAATTACGCCGACCAGATCAACGAGCTCGCCGGCAAGACGGCCTTGGGCACCTCCGAGCTCAACGCGATGGCCGTGGCGCTGTCGAAGACGCGGCTTACCGGCAAAGCACAAGTCGCAACGATGAACGCTGTCGCGCAGGCGACAAGCGCGATCGACGAATCGGCCGGCTCGAAGATCCAAGAGCTCATCACGCGCGGTCAGACTAGCGGGCGCTTCTTCCTCGGCCAGCTGGAGCTCCAGGGGACGGGCATCGACTTCGACGATGTCGCGAAGGAGTACGCCGCGGGGATGCACAAGAGCGTCGACGCGGCGCGGAAGGAGCTCATGACCGGGCAGGTTCCGATCGAAGAGGCCGCCAACACCCTTGCGCGCGTCACGGAGAAGAAGTTCGGAAAGCTCAACATAGCCAACGCCTTCTCCCTCGAGAACGCACCGAAGAAGTTCTACGAGCAGCTGCAGCACCTCTCGAAGGACGTCGATCTGGGCCCGATCTCCAAGGCACTGCAGAGTGCATTCGGTCAGTTCGACGAAAGCGCCCCTCTCGGCGGCGCGATCAAGACGTTCATGAGCACGTTCGGCACGGGATTGGTGGACATCGCAGCGAAGTCGATCCCCATCCTCGTCGAGGCTCTTGAAGACCTCGTGATCTGGTCGTTGCGCGTGACGCTCACGTATTACGAGATGAAGAAGCAGATCAAGGACGCCTTCGCGGGCGAGGACTGGGTCGGCATCGGCGCTGCGATCATCAAGGGGCTTGCGAAGGGGATCGCGAACACGATGAACCTGCAGGGCGACGTGCTTTTCGGCATCGGGAAGTCGATCAAGAATGCGCTCACCGACGAGCTCAAGATCCATTCGCCATCCAAGGTCTTCGAGGGCTACGGCAGCAACACGGTCGAGGGCTACGCCCAAGGCGTTGAGAGCGGGTCGAAGCGCGCGACGGGAGCGGTGCGGGACATGGCGCAAGGCACCCCCGCTCTGCCGGCAGCTGGCGCAGCGCCGATGTCGATCGAGGTCAACATCCACGGCGCGTCGACCGCGAGCGCCCAGGACATGCAGTCCCCGCAGTTCCTCTCGGCGCTTACCCGTGCACTTCGTGATGCGGTCACGCAGAGCGGCGGGGTGGTGGCGGCGTAATGGCGTCCTTCCTCACCCCGCTCGTCCGCCTCAACGGCAAGATGTTCACCCGGAATTCGGTCGCGATCCGGATCAACGGGGGCTTTCGCATCACGGACGTCGACGAGGTCGAGTGGGACGACGAGCTCAGCACCGCTCTCGTGACCCCGATGAACGACAACGCGAAGCCCTTGGGGATCGCGCGGGGAAACTACGGGTGTTCGGCGTCGATCAGCATCCACGCGGACGCGGCCTACAAGTTCGAGGATGTCATCCGCGAGAATCCGGTGAGCGTGTCCCTTCCGGGGGCGGTGAGAAACCTTACTGAGGACACCTTCGCGGTCGTGGTCTCGATGGCCGAGGGCGAACGGACGCGCCACACGCTCCTCATCGGGTGCATCATCATCGGAAGGCCCTCGAGGACCGTCGGCGCGGATGGCAAGGGGGTCGTGCTGAAGTACGCGCTTCAGCCGACGTACATCGTCGAAGACGACAAGGCGCTGATCAACACGGGGCTCGGCGCCATCGGGATCGGGGGCATGAGCCCCGATGACGACGCGCTGAACTACGTGACGGTGCTTGGGGTGAGATCCCCTGGTCGCGCGCAGATCTCAGGGCTGAAGGTCCCGTACAAATGGGACATCAAAGAACCATACGGGCGGTCGGGGGCGCTCATGGTCTTTCACGGGCGTGGGCTCGCGAAGTTCACCCTGACGCTGACGTTCTGGAAGCCCGAGCATCACCTCGTGTGGCCGCTGTTCTCGAAGGCGATCGACCCGCCGGGTGGAAGCGGCGTACCCAATCCGTTCCCGCTCATGCCTGCGTGGACGCATCCGACGCTCGCGGCGGCGGACATCACCGCGGTCGCCGTCACGGAGAAGGGGCAGCCCGAGCGGCAGCCTGATGGGATGTGGACCGTCGCCATGTCGTGCACCGAATGGCGGTTGACGAAACCGGTGCTCGCGAAGCCGAAGGGTGAGATTCCACCGGTGACTCCGAAGGCCCCCGTGACGCCCCAGACCGAGAATCAGAAGCTCCTTGTGGAGCTCCGCGCGAAGGTCGAAGCAGCGAGGGCGGCCGCCCGATGAGCCTCAACGTCAACGGGATCGAGGTCGCCTCGATGGGATGGTCCGCCGGATGGTCCGGGCCGTGGGTCGCCACGGTGGAGATCAGCGGCGAGGTCGTGCCATCCGGGCGCGTCGTCATCACGAGCACGGAGGGGATCACCGCGGTCGGCACCGTCGACAAGGCGCATTCCGGCTCGTTCGGCGAGAAACGCTTCGCGCGCGTCGTGGGTGGTGGTGGCGGGTGGGGCAAGTCGGTCCGCGCGCAGCACTACCACTCGGACATCGGCGTCAACCTCATCGAAGTCGTGACGACGACGGCGACGGAGGTCGGCGAGGTCGCGGCGGTGCTCCTGCCGAAGATGCTCGGGACCGACTTCGCGCGACTCGGGGAAAACGAGCCGGCGTCGCAGGTGTTCGCGCGCGCCGGGGTCGATTGGTGGGTCGGTCTCGACGGGGTCACGAAGGTCGGCATCCGCCCCCCGCTGCCGCCGCACCCGTCGCTCGAGGTGCTCGATTGGCGCCCCGAGGACGCGGCCATGACGTTCAGCGCGGCCGTCCTCGTCGAGCCAGGCACCGTCCTCGTCGATGCGCGGTTCGGGACGAAGATCGTTCGCTACGTCGACGCGATGGTCGCTCGCGGCTCCGTCACGGGGACGCTGCTCGTGGCCGACGCGTCCCCCGACCCTGGCGGGGTGACCACGGAGCTCGTCGCCGCGCTCTCCTCGCTCGCCCGCGGCGCCACTCGAGCGGCCCTCGGGCGCCTGTACGAGTACCGCGTCATCGCGATGGCGGGGGACCGGGTCGAGCTCCAAGCCGTCCGCCGCGACGACGGTGCCCCCGACCTCCTCCCTGCAAGCGTGTGGGCCGGCATTAGCGGTTACAGGGCTACGTTGCAGCCCGCTTCCCGCGTGCTTGTGGGGTTCATCGCGGGCGACGCGACGAAGCCGTACGTGGCCGCGTATGAGCCCCCGGAGGGGGACGGGTGGCGACCCCTCCGCCTTGAGCTCGATGCCGAGGCGAACGTCACTCTCGGGGAGCGCGCCGCCACGGTGGTCGTCGGGTTGGCTGCGGCGGCCCGCCCGGTCGCGCGCGTCACCCCGTCCTTCGCAGCGTGGGTGACGGCGGTGACCGCGGTCGTCAACTCGGTCACGCCGGGTGCTGCGACGCCCCCGGTGGACATCGCGAGCTCGAAGATGGTGGCGTCGTGACGGAATACAACGACATCCGTGCTGGAGACGACGTCGACGCCTTCGCGCGCGACGCCCGCCCCCTCGAGGTGCTTGCGCAGGATCTCTACCACTGGCTCCTGACGGACAAGATGACCCTGTACGAGGCTCCCGACTGGGGCTTCGGACTCGGCAGCGTCCTGGGGCGCCCCATCCCCTCGACGCTCTCGGCGGACGTCGAAAACGGCGTCCTGCGGACCTTCGCGGACCGGATCTCGTCCGTGCGGTGCGTCGTTTCGCGGGTGGATGGGCAAGACGACAGCTACCGGATGGATCTCAAGGCCGCGGTGGAGGACACCTTCCTCCAGCTCGCTCTCCAGATGACGCCATCCGGGATTGTGAGGGTCGCGTGATCCCGATCGAGACGCTCATCCGCAAGATCTCCACCGAAGATCTCTTCGACTTGGCGCTCGGCGCCCTCGAGACGATTCAGGTGCCTGCGCGCTCGTGGCGCGACGGCAGCGTGGCGAAGAACCTCGTCGCGATCGGCGCGCAGCTCGGCGCGGACGGCGCGGCCATCGTAGCGGACCTCATCGCTGGTGGCTTCCTCCTCCTCGGCTCAGGCGACTACCTCACGGATCACGCCGAGGACGTCTACGGCGTCACGAGGATCACCGCGACCTTTGCGACCGGCACCGTGACGCTCACGAACCGAAAGGGCGCGGTCCACACGATCGGTGCGAACGAACTCATCGTGTCGAGCTCGAACACGAGCGCGCGCTTTCGCGTCACGGATGCGTTCGTACTCGGGTCGGGGTCCGAGACCTCGCCGACGACGCTCGATGTACAGGTGGCTGCGATCGAGGCGGGCGCAGCTAGCTCGGTGGGACCGGCGGAGATCGACCAGCTGGAGACGCCGCTCGCCGGGGTCACCGTGGCGAACGCCGCGTCACTCGTGGGGCGGGACGAGGAATCCGATCCGCAGCTCGTGACGAGATGCCTTGCTCAGCGGGGGACGTGGTCGTCTCTTGGGCCGCGGGATGCCTACGCCGCGGCTGCGCTGTCGGCGCTCCTCGCGGGCGACATCCCGACGAGCATCAACAGGGTCGCCGTCTCGCGATTCAGCTCCACGGGGCAGGTCACGGTAGTCTGCGCCACTCCGAGCGGGGCGCCGTCAACCCCGGAGCTCGACGCGGTGCGGGCGAACATCGAGGCCAGGGCACGTCCAGACACCGTGACGGTGACGGTCTCGGCAGCGACGACGGTGGCCACGGTGCACAGCATCATCCTTTGGTGCCGCGGAGGAGCCCCCGCGCTTCTCCTGGCCAACGCGCAGAAGGCGCTCGACAGGCTGATCTCGACCTACCCCATCGGTGGCATCGAAAAGGTGGTAGGTGCCGGCGGGAGGCTCTGGGGCGACGCGGTGGCTTCGGCGTGCGTGGGCTCCTCACCAGAAGTCTTCGACGTCGACTTCGTCGTGGGCGGTGTCGTGGTCTCGAGCGCGCCAGACACCGCGCTCGCCTCCAACGCGATCCCGATCGACAACACCACCTTTGACGTGAGGATCCGATGACCGTCCTGCGTGACGCCATCGCTCGCGGCGGTCCGCTTTGGCTGGCGGATGGGTACCCCGAGTCGCCGTCGATCGGACACCGCATCCGCTTCGTGATCGGCCGCTTCGTCGACGTGGCGATCTCGGCGGCGCTGCAGGGCTCGCTCGCCGCCGTCGGGCGCGGTACCCCGACGGCGTTTAAGTACATCGGCGCGGCCCGCGGCATTACTCGCGGCCGGCTCGACACGGACGCCACTTTCGCAGCGAAGCTCCCGACGTGGATCCAGCGTTGGAAGGAGGCCGGCAGTCAGCGCCGCCTTGCGCGAGAGATCTGGGAGTACCTCGGGGACGCCCGCGTTCGAGTGATCAACCGCGCTGGGCATTGGGTGACCATCGAGACCGATGGGACGATGACCGAGACGGACGCGACGTTCGATTGGGACAGCGTGAGCAACCCCGAGCGAAGTGGCTTCTGGTCGGATCTCTTCGTTGTGGTGTACCCCACGTGGGCGTTCCGGACCGGCACCCTCGGCGACCTCACGGGGGACGATGGGACCGGGATCGGCATCCTTGCCCCTCACGCCGAAGTCGACGTCGTAAAAGCACTCGTCCTGCAGTGGAAGGGGGCTCACTCGTGCGTGCGCGCCATCATCTGGACGTCGTCCCCGACGCGCTTCGATCCGACGGTGCCGCTCTCCTGTCCAAACGGCAACTGGGGGCAGTGGAGCGTGATCGTTGGGGGACATTCCGTCCCGAGCGATCGTGACCTGACCGAATGTCGCTACACGGAGCCGCGATGACCATCGACGCGATCTTCCCCGCCCTCTTCGCGCTCCTCGGCGCCGTGCTCTTCCTCGTCTTGCAGGGCGGCGGAAAGAGCGGCGACGTGAAGCAACTCTCCCTCTACATGTTCGCGGGGGCCTTTCTCGCGCTCATGCTGGCCTTGAGCGGGCATCACGTCCGCGTAGGAGCTCTCTAATGGGTAGCCCCTACGCGGGCGCGGACGTTTTCGCGACCGATGCCGTTTTCCCTGACGACACCGATCCGCCGACGGCGTCCGCGTTCGACGTTCCCTTGCAGACGGCCTTCGACCGGACGATCTGGCTGAAAAACCGCATCGACGCGCTCGTCCCTCTCGACAACCTGGCCGCGCTCGCCGCCATCACCACGCCCACCGACAAGATGGTGCGGCTCGTCCAAAAGTTCGGCTGGTACGTGTTTCGCGGGACGGGCTCGTCGCCATTCACCGCCCCGACAGCCCTCACGCCCTACGCGATCACGCCCACGGACGCGACACCGGGCAGATGGGTACGAGCGGGCTACCACCGACGCTTCCGCCAACGCGCCGTCACGCTCTCGAATTGCCTGCTCGGGACGCAATTCTTCACCGTGGATGGGGGTGTGGCGCGCGCCAAGAACGTCTCGTTTCAGAGCGGCAACAAGACGTACGTCTGGTCGAGCGGCGCGCTGCAGACGTTCAACTGGTGGGAGATGATCAACGGGACGATCCGGCTCGTCCAGGCGCCGCCCGGAGCTACGGCGCTGACCTACGGTCTGCAATGGTGCCTCGACGAGGTCCTCTCCACTCCGCAGATCGTAGGGGCCGACTTGGGGACGATCCTCGGGGTTCAGTTCGGTTTCGCCCCGGCGACAGGCCGAGGAGCCTTGCCAACGGTTGGACAAGCAGCAATCGGCGTCTTTCGTACCCCGCGCGACCCCGGCAGCACGTCATGGGGCACCCTCACGAGCTTGTCGGCGGCTGGGGACTTCACGGAAGTGGGCGCGGCCAGCGTCGCGGACTACGAGCTCGTCCAGCAGGTGCCGATCGTGTGCAACCAGAACAACGTCGTCGACCTGGCCGCGTACACCTACTACGCCCAAGTCTGGAACGAAGCGGGGACCAACTCTCTGGCCAACAATGGGATCCTGAACGTTACCGTTGCGATGGATGATTTCACGGACGCGGGGATCGGATGAGCGCGCTCAAGACGTTCTGGGAGACGTACTTCCGCACCCCGTTGATCCTCGTCAACGGGGTCGAGCTACCTCTTAGGGACGTCCTGAACTTCATCACCGACGGCGCGTTCCCTTCGGACGATCCGGTCAACGAGCGCACGGATGTCCCCCTCAACGGACTCGGCCCGGGGGGTTTGCCTGGGCAACTGATGTGGCACGTCGTCGTGGACGGCATTCACCGACTCGCGGGAACCGCCAAGCTCGTCGTCGATGGCGCGACCGATGGTGGTGAGCTCATTCACGCCGGGAAGCCTCTCCACGACGAGACATGGGCCGACTTCAAGGACCTTGCCGGCGCGGGCAACGCGCTCGCCCGCTCGCAATGGGCCGAGGGGCTGACGACGAACGCGACGTCTACGGTGATTGGTACCATCTCGGTGCCCGCGGCCACGTACGGCGATTGCGCCATCAGCGTCCACGCGGAAACGACCTACGTGTTCAACGCGAGCGGCACGAAGCTCGGCAAGTGCATCAAACTCGCAACGTTCGGGCGTTCGAGCGGGACTCTCTCGCGAGTAGGAACGGTCGATCTCGCTCCAGGCGGGCTCTCCGCTGGTACCGCGCCGGGTGGAACGACCGTAGACGTCTTCGATAACGACACGATCAAGCTTCACGCGGTCGGTATCGCTTCCACGAACATCGCGTGGTTCACCAGTTTCCACGTCCAGGTCTTGAAGAGGCCCTCGTGAGCGCCGTGGACGACTCGCTGAACTCGTTCTTGGAGCTCATGTTCTCGCCGGAGCCGACTGAGGCTCTATCCAACGTGGGAACGGGGATGCTCAACAACGTGCCCTCGCGTGCGAGCAAGTTCCCGGCGAGCTCAATCCGCTTCACGGGAGCCGCCCCTAACGTAACGGGAATTCTTGACGGGAACTCCGTCCCCGGGCGTCGCTTGCACCTCATCGCTAGCGGTGGACCTCTCGTTGTGGTCGCGAATAGCGGCTTGTCGGATCCGCGCAATCGGATCATTACGGGTGGGGGCGACATCGAGATCCCTCAGGGCTCCGCGGCGTGGCTCGTTTACGTCAGTGATGAGCAACGATGGTACCTATCGTCCACCGGCCCGCTCGGAGGCACCGGACCCACGGGGCCAATCGGGCCATCGGCGTTCACGACGACGAGCGCGAACTTCACTCAGCCCTCATCCTCGAGCACGGTCAGCGTCACGGTCGCCGCCACTGGGTGGATGGTCGTCGGGGAGGTCGTCTACGTCGCAACGGGCGGCTACTACACGGTCAGCTCGATCACCGACGCGACGCATGTCGTGTTGACGAATCTTGGCTACAGCGGCAACACGTCGCCGACGTCGACGGTCGCCTCCGGTTCGAAGGTCTCTCCGAGCGGGGTGAAGGGCGACACGGGGACCGCGGGGGCGACGGGGGCGACGGGCGCGACGGGCGCGACGGGCGCCTCGGGCGCCTCGGGCGGAGCATCGTTCACGACGACGAGCGCGAACTTCACTCAGCCTTCCGTCTCCGCCACCGTGAGCGTTACCGTCGGCGCTACAGCCTGGATGTCGGCGAACGAAGTCGTCTACGTCGGAACGGGTGGCTACTATTCGATCGCTTCGATCACCGACGCGACGCACGTCGTGTTGACGAACCTCGGGTATACCGGCAACGCCTCCCCGGGTTCCACCATCTCCTCCGGCGCTACCGTCTCACCAAGCGGCGTCAAAGGCGACACCGGCGCAACTGGCTCCACCGGTTCGACCGGCGCCACGGGCTCGACGGGCGCGACCGGCTCAACCGGCGCAGCGGGAGGCGACGCATACACGACGACGAGCGCGAACTTCACTCAGCCTTCCGTCTCATCGACGGTCAGCGTCACGATGGGCACCACCGCGTGGCTCGTGGCGGGACAGTACATCTTCGTTGCGGGTGGCGGTTACTACACGGTGTCATCGATCACCGACGCGACGCATGCGGTGCTCACCAATCTCGGGTACTCCGGCAACGCCTCACCAACGTCGACCGTGTCGAGCGGGGCGGGGGCCTCCCCGGGCGGCATTATCGGCCCGGCAGCCTCCAACAAGCCTCTCCTGGCCGACATCTCCGGGTGGGCTGGCGTTACGTTGTCCAGTCCGTCGTCCTCAAACTTCACCATCGGGGTGAAATTCTGCCCGATCAACTCCGGGATGACCTGCACCGGGATGCGATTCTACTGGGGCGTCGGGTCGAAGACGGTCAAGTGCTCCCTCTGGGACGCGAGCAACACGAGGCTCCAAACCGCGAACGCAACGATCACCTCGACGGGGCTCTACACGGTGTCGTGGTCGCAGGCGCTCACGCAAGGCGCGATCTATCGCGTGAGTTGCTGGCAGAACGACAGCGCGAACCTCACTAAATGCACAAGCGTGGGGATCCTCCCGGCGCAGTGGATCGACGCGAACCGAGGATACGCGGTCCTGAACTGGAACCTGTTTCATGCCGGAGACGCGAACCCGGACACGACAACGTCGACCGACCTCTACATGATGGATCCGAGCTTCTGATGGCGCCCCCGTATCTCATGGGGGCCCCGCTGATGGGCGGAGCCGTCGATCTCGGAACGACGCTGGGAGGCACGGGCGGCGCGTTGTCGCCCCTAAACTGGCGCCTGCCGAAGACGGGGGATTCGGAACCAGGGATCTGGTTTTGTCCTGGAAACGCCGAAGCTTCGGCCGTGGTTGGCGGTATTCCTGGAGTACCCTACGCGGTCGAGTTGCACTTCGTAGGGGTCGTCGAGGAAAAGGCCTATGCCGGCGGCACAAATGATGGTGGTAATTGGCAGATCGGCGGGACGCCTCGCACCGACGGAGGAACACCAGCGGCGCTGATAGGGCCGAACATCTATTCACTCGCGGTATCCGATCCGCCACAGACGTACTATCTGAACCGCAGTCCAGACAGTTCTCACGTCGGCCCTGTAGCGATCGATTACGTAAAAACCATCACGATCAATGGTGGCGCGACCGTAACCTTGACCGCGAACGCAGTTGCCGAAGTCACTCCGCCCCATGTCGGAGAGACGAGGGAACTGTCCCATTCAATCTCGGTGGGCGGAGTAACCAGTCCTTCGCAGCCATACCTCGGGCAGTGGATCAACAT